CAGTTTAAATTTTTTCGCCAACGACGCCTGTGTCGGGCTTAATTTAATTTGTTTCGAAGTAGTACTTCGTTTAGCTGACGCAACAATTGAACTAGGTCGTGACTTTTGAGTTCGCTGTGACTCGGACGCGTCTCTGTCGGCGTCGGGGAAGGCTTCTGGGAATCGCTTCCGGACTGTTTTGTCAATCCGTTCGTAGTAATCGTCAGTACCAATATATTCAGGGCCGTACTCTCGATACAACTTCTTATGCAATCCCATCGCAGCGTCCGTCATCTCCTCGTCCTTATGGAACCAATTGGAGTTACGGCGTTGCCATTTCGCGAACTTTTCATCAACAGGGGCTGGTCTGTCAGCTTGTTGTATTTTTGGTAGTTGTACCTCATTTTCTTCTGCTTGTAAAGTGGGGCGAATAAATCTTACCCGATCTACCTTTAAACTAGCATTAGTCAAGTTTTGTTGGGCTTCGATAATACTATCGGTATCGCCCGTGTCGTACGCTTCTTTGTAGCTACGTTTAGCCATCTCAAGCTCAGTATCCGCAGCCGTTTTAACCGTTGCGATGTACTCTTGTTCGCCTGATGCCAATGTATTTTTAAGCCGTCTATTCTCGTCCAAAATAGCTTGGGCCATACGGATAGCTTCTTCTTGCTCACGACGGGCTAACTCTTTCTCCCGACGCTCGTCATGCCAAGCGCGCTTGTACTGTTTGAACTTCGTAATTACTTCATCAGGATACTCACCACCATCTTCTGGGGTTTCCAAAGAATTAATAATATCCTTAGGAAGTGGCTCTTTATTACGGTCCGCTACAGGCGTGTCATCTTCGATAACAACAGTAAAGTCGTCGTCATCATCGTCATCCCGAGAATTCTTAGCCTCAATCTCATCGGGGAACTTGTACTCATCTTTTTCGTACTCAGCCATTTATGTCTCCTTATGCTCGTGAAATACCGCGTGGGTCATCAACAACCCCTTCTATAGAGTCGTCGTTTATTAACCTAAATTCGCGTCCATGAATTTTCAGACGTGTACCTGAATTAGGTCGCGCTAATACAAAGTCACCGACATTGCACCAAGCTCCACTCGGAAACCGTTTCTCGTCTTTGTAACAATCAGGTCCCATCTTCACAACAAAGAAAACTGTCGCTAATACTTCTTCAAAACGACGTGTCTCATCTGCCTTAAAAATACCGCTGTCGTACTTGTCTTCGGATTCAGGTATAGCCACCAAAAGGTGATAACCAACCGGTTCTGGTAATTGGCTTACTTTCGCTTCTGGTGATTCGGGTAATACGGATGTTTCACCGCCTTCTGTAGCGATTACTATCTCACTCATCGTCATGCTCCAAGTTTTTTGCGAGGGTTTGTAGGTACATCTCTACAGCAGTGAGCCCTCTAATCTCACCACATAAAAACTTATATTCGGCATAGTCTTTAGCAGACCCGTTCGCCATTGCATCGGTTAGTTGTACCCGACGCTCGCGGAGCTGTTTCAAAATTATCTCGATAACTTTTTCCATTTACTTTTTCCCTTTTGGTGTTGGGGGGTTCTGTTGTCTCTGATTCTGATTCATGCGCAACTTCGTCATCTCCATACCTTGACGGAAGCCTTCAGTCTCCTGTGCCTTGTCAGCACGTTGCAACTCCTGCGTGTGCTTCATCGCCATGTTTGCGCCAGCGATTTCTTTCTGAGCATTAATACGCTCCATCTCAATCTGCAACTGCTTATCTCGTGCAGCAGAATCCGCTTGATCTTTGGCGATCTTACGTTGAACTTCAGCCTGTTTAATCTGGAGTTCTTGCTGTTGCATTTGAATGATTGGGTCTTGTTGTTGTTGTTTCGCTTGTTGTTGCTGAGCTTCCTGCTTGTTCTGCTGCAATAGCTGTTGTGTAGCTTGTGCCGCCCGCTTAGAAATCTCAACTTCCATCTCTTTAGGAATAACTTCTTGCTCGTCGTCCTCGTAGTCAGGGAGCTGCAAGCCCATCATTTTCTCCATCTGCTTACGATACTCGTACCCGACGTGCTCATTAATATGCGCCATCATCGCCGCTGCCATCTGTGGTGCTTGCGGGTTCTGCTGCATGAGAGCTTGAATCTTAGGGTCTTGCATCGTGCCCATATGCACTTGGATATGCGCCTGATGATCCTGATAGAAGAACGCTTTAACCGGCTTCATCTTCAGAAGATTCTGGTTCTCAGTAATCGGATCACGTGGACGGATATCGTCATCCATCGGAATCAACTTGGCTGCGTTCTTCACGCCCAAGACTTCAATCATCTGCCTATGAAGATACGGCATGTCGTATATCTGCGGAGCAGACTGTGATAACTGCAACACTGCTTGGAACTGAGCGATCTTCTGCCCCATCGTCGCAGCGTTCGGATCACTAACCGGTATCACATCTACAGCGTCATAATCCGACTGTTTAATCTGACGGTTACCCTCAACTGGGTCGTAGTCATACTCTTCTGGGGTGTAGTCACGGATGATGTCTTTTAATAGGCGGAACTCTTCATGCATCGCGTAGTGCACACGCGCCTGAATTGCCGACATCGACTTCAACGTACGCTCAAGAATTGCCAGCGTTGTACCCACTGGGCCTTCGCCCGACATATCAGATACATTCAAGTCACCAGCGTTAGCAAACTTGCGACCTTCTTCGATAACCTGATTCATCAAGGCCATCAAAACTTGGCTTGGTTCCTTGTAAGGGAGTGGTAGGATATTGTCACGGATCGATCCGCTAGGCACATCTACGTCTCGGAATTCACCCGGTGCGATAGGTGTGTCGTCACCCTTTACACGCATACCACGAGACTTCAAACCACCCGGCAAGTTAGCCAGCGTACCGGCGTCTACCAACTGACGTAGTAACGACGTACCAGACTTAGCAAACCCACCAACCAAGTGGATCAAACCAAAGCAATAAAAGCCAAAACCCGGCACGTATCCGTAGTGGACGAAGTGGCTGCGCTTCTGCTTGTTCTTGTCTTCTGGCCTCCAGTTACGGCGGATAGCTAAGACTTCTTGCGTGTTCTTCTCAATAGTGACGATGTACGGCAGCATCACGCCGGTCTCTTCACCATCGTCGTCCACATCCTCGTAGCCCGGTAAATCTAAATCTACCTGTATCTCCAGAATACGAAAACGGTCATCGCTGGTTGCGCGAAAGCCCATCTTCTCTGCGACTTTCTTCTCAATCTCGTCCAGTGTATTAGCTGGTTCACCAAGATCAACATCGCGATAAAAGCCAGCGATCTGCAACTTGCGCAGCTCGTTCTCAGTCTTACGCATCACGTGAGTAACACGCTCTGCTGTACGCAAGCTGCTGGCACCATACGGCACCACGACATCTTCCGCCGTCACATAAATAGAGACCTGTCGGTCTAGCGAAGGGTCGAAATACACCTTCTTAAACGCATTCCCCGACAGGCCCAAGCCCCACAAAAGACGCTCATGTTCAGGCCGGTATTCAGGCATCTGCTCAGTGAGCTTATAGTTCATATCAGCCTGCACACGTTCTGCGGCTTCTTTCTTAGCCTGTGTTTCTTTACCGATGATCTTCGTCTTAACTGGCCCAGCGGCTGGGAAAGTCTCCATGATCGTCTCGGACTGAAACTTCACAACAGCCTCAGACAGCAGCGGGTGGATCACACCGCAAGCGCCAGACCAAGGTTCTGTGCGCTCTTCCATCTTCATACCGAGCAAGTCAAGACCGTCAACGTAAGTCTGCACCCAATCCTTACGCGCACTCACATCGTCATCGTAGGCACTCAGCAATTCTCCGGCAACGGCGGACAAGTCCCCGTCGCTCATATATTCTGCAAGGTTCGCGTCGAAGTCCTCGTCCGAGTCTTCTTCTGGCTCAATCTCAATCTCTAGGCCATCTGTTCTCAGGCGTACAGCCTCCGGGTCCTCAATCTCAATCTCTAAGTCTGGCTCATCTTCCCCAGCCATAATACCCATCGGGGCTTCATACAGTGCCTTGTCCATATTAGTAGCCATAATTATCTCTTTTTAAATGATGCCGTATTAGTCTTAGGGTTGTAGCCGAATGCGGTGGCTGGTTTGCCAGTGCGCTTAGCCGCCCTGTCTTTTGCTCGTTCTTCTGCGGTCATGGAATTACGCTTGGCACCTTCTGCCGTAAACGTCTTGCCATCCGCCATCAAATGCCCACGTTCTTGTAGCGTGGCTATAGCCTTATCTCTTGACCCGATCTGTGCGGTCAATCTATCTATTAGTTGGTTTCTACCCATGAACTTTTGTGTAGTCATAGTCACCTAGTAATAAGCTGAATTACGCTTAGACTTGAATAGCTGCAACTCTTCTGGCTCGTCACTCGGTAGACGAATAAACCCGCCCTGCCTAAACCGCGCCAGTGCTAACGTAGTCGAGTCAACCAAGTCATCATTTACACCACTGGGGAAGTCATTACACTCCTCCAGCACCTCCATCGCCCAACGCCGGTGGGGAGCCCACACAATACCAGAGCGGAATAGATCACTAACAGCGTTAACCCTGCTGACCTTATCCTGCCCTTTTCCCGGTGTGAACTCACTAATGGGTACCCCCATACGTCGTAGCTCCTGATAGAGGGCGGCTCCATTTGATTTCTTCTCTACAATAAATGAGTCTGGCTCCCACTCCTTATACTCCTCCAACACCAAAGCTTTCAGGTCGGGGAACTCCATACGCTTCTTAATACTGTTCAACAATATGATGTTGTAGTTGTTCACGTTCTCGTTGTAGAACACACCCCACGTTGTCAACGCATTATAGTCAGCTCTATTATTAGTCTCTTGGGCAGCGTCCAAGCTCATGATTATGAACTCACAGCGGGGAGGCTCATCCTCCTCCCACATCTGCCACCACTCTCTCTTAATTAGTGCACCCTCTTCCGAGGTCGGCTGCTGCATGTACTGTGCATTCCAGTACCGGATGTCAATTGATGCCTTCTTGGCGAGCAGCTCCTCCACCGGCCAGAACTCCGGCCACAATGCCTGATCGTTCTCGTCAATGGCAGGGAACTCAACCACCTCCCACTTGTCCACGTCCTCATTACGCTCCATCTGCGTAACAATCTGCCCCGTCAAGTCTAGTTTCGACCACCGCGTCATCACCACGATAATCGCACCACCCGGCATCAGACGCTGAATCGGTCCTGACTGAAACCATTCCCAAGCTGGGATAAACACTTCGGCTCGGTTGAGCTTGGCGTCTTGTTCAGAATGGGGGTCGTCAATGATGAAAAGATCAGCACCGCGACCAGCAAGTGCGCCGCCAACACCAATAGCAAAGTACTCGCCCCCAAAATTAGTTCCCCATCTAGAGGCACTTTTGGAGTCAGCTTGTAGCTCAATCTGCGGAAAAATGTCATGGTAGGGCTCCGATCCAACGAGATTTCGCACCCTCCGACCGAATTGAACCGCTAAATCCGCCGTATGGGAGGCCATAATGACCTTTTTCTGGGGGTATTTACCCAAAAACCATGCAGGAGCGAGGTAAGAAATGAGTTCTGACTTGCCATGACGGGGGGCGATGTTCACAATCACCCGTTTCTTCTTGCCCGCAGCTATCTCTTCAAAGATTTTAGCCAGTTTATAGTGGTGCGGTCCGACTTTATAGCCCGGATAGACGTGTTTTACGAAGTCTAAGAAGGAATCTTGGCTGATTTCACGCGTAACTTCCTCTTTATACTTCTTTAATAGCTCCGCAGTGCGTCTTTTCTGCTTTTCCGGCATGTTCGGTAACGCTGCACGGAGCTTATTAAGGTTTTCAGGGGTTAGTTTAAGCGCCTCCAAGCCCATCGGACACCTCTCGCATGTGCACGTCCACCACTTGATCCTCTAGCATGTTAAGCGTCTCGAACAACTCGCGCTCAACTTCCTCAATAGATTGAATCTTTACCGTGATCTCGCTGCGTTTCTTAAACGCATCAACGCCATCTACTTCCCCTAGCTTAGTCAGGGCTGAAATCCTCGCCTTGGCATCCTTGGCGTTCTCAACTTCCGCAACTAGCTTATTAACTACGTAGAGTTTGAAGTCCGATAGCTCTTCAACAATCATACAGTTGCTTTGGGCAACCATACCTGCAAGGTAGGCCATGACTTCGTTGGGGTACTTGGCAAACTCCGGCCTGTGCGTCGGGTTCTGCATCATCTGCTTGGCAAGCTCTTGGGCAGTGGCGATGTTTTCTTCGGTGGGTTCTAATGCTGCGCCGTTTAAATCAGCTATCAATTTAATAGTACGCGCTCGCATGGCAAGTTCTTCTTGCGGCGATAGTTCGGGCATGGCGTCAAGGGCTGACGCAGGAAGAGGGATGTCTTCGTCGATATTCGGAATGATGACGTTCATGGTGGCAGTTTGTGGCCCGAGTGAACAATGCGGGAAGAATATCACAATTTATAATATGTACATAGATGCCATTTTGTTAACCTAGTTTGTGAGATTTTTATAATATATTTTTTGACAACAGCCTTTAGTTTTCGAGGCGGGGGGAAAATTAATAATCGTTTGTGGAGCGCAAGGTGTATGGGGGCGCGATGGTACCTAATAGGGATTAGGGGGGTGGGGGGTGTAGGGGGTAGGGGCGGAAATAGGGGTAAAAACCCTGATTAGTACGATTTAACTTGACATATAGGTAGAATGTAGGTATAAAGTATCTCAGGCCAAGCACTTCGCAAAGCCTGTATCACTCACTCACTT